AGAGGGCCTGGCCAAGTCCCGGCGCGGCTTCCTGCTGCTGGGCTTCACCCAGGAACAGATCGACGCCTTTCGCACGTCGGAAGAGGCCCTGACGGCGGTCACGCAGAAGCTGGCCGAGATCGAGAGCAACCCCCGCCGGGACGCCCTGATCTCCCTCCTGGGCCTTGACACCATGAAGCCCCTGATCACGGCGGGCGTCGATGAGATGGAGCGCCTGCGCGAGGAAGCCCGGGCGGTCGGCGTGGTCATGGACGAGGACCTGGTCCAGCGCGGGGCCCAGATCAACGACCAATTCGAGACCCTCAGCCAGGTCATCGGGATCCAGGTGAAGTCGGCCCTGGTCGACCTGGGCCCGGTCCTGGTGAACCTGATGGAGTTCGCCTCAGGCCTGTCCCGGATGTTCGGGCGGGTCGCCGAGATGATGAAAGGCGATTACGGGCGCCGGGTCGGCGAGTCGCTGCAGAGTACCCTGCGGATGGCGAACCCGATCCTGGCGGGTTTGCTGGACCAGATCGGCGGCCGCAAGGCCTCGACCCCGGCCTCGGCCCCGGCAGGTAGCCCGTCCATTCCAACCTCGGGCGAGGCCCTGCTGGAGGGAATGACGGGCGTCCGGCGGTCGGGCGGGGCAGGGCGTAGCGCCCGGGCCCGGTCCGCGGCCTCGAGCCGGCCCCAGCCGATCCGCGCCGTCGAGGTCTTCGACCCCGAGGTCCTCGAGATCCTGGCGGCCCTGGACTACTGGCAGGGCGTCGAAAAGCGGTCGAACGAGCTGCGGTCCACCCTGGACGTCTCGGGCGACTTCGTGGCGACCCTGGACGAACAGCTCCAGGGCGCGCGGGATGCGACCTATCAGTCCCTGTACGACGGAGTCCGGACGGGCCTCGAGGCGGGATTCTACGGCGGCGTGCCCGGCGTGGTCGATTACCTGAAGGCCGAGCTGATGCGGGCCCTGCTGGACGGGGTCTCCCAGACCCTGGCCAATGCCGTGGCCGACGCGGGAAGCGGAACGGGCTCGACCTGGGTGAAGACCGCCCTGAACCTTCTGACCGGAAGTTTCGCGACCGGGACCAACTTCGCCCCGGGCGGCATGGCCATGGTCGGCGAGCGCGGCCCCGAGCTGGTGAACCTGCCCAGGGGCTCGACCGTCACGCCGCACGGCCTGGCCGATATCCGGCCCCGAGCCTCGGCCGGGCCGGTCGTGATCACCGCCGACTTCACCGGCGCGGTCGTGACCGAAGATCTGATCGCCAGCTTCCGGTCCTATGCCGACCAGGTCGGGGCCCGGGCCGCTGCCGAGGGCGCCGCCCGCGGCTCGGCCCAGGCCCAGTCCACCATGTACGCGCGAGCAAGGGGCAGGCTGGGCCGATGAGCGTTTCCCTTCCTTCCCTGCCGGACCTGGCCCAGGTCTCGGCCCGCCTGGTGGACTACCAGTCGGTGCTGACCCCGATCCTGGGCGGCCCGGTCCAGACCATCCAGCGCCTGGGCGCGCGGTTCGCCGTGGACGTCATGCTTCCGCCCCTCGAGCCCGTGGACGCCGCGACCTTCCTGGCGGCGCGGATGAAGGCCCGGGCGGAGAACGACACCCTGACCCTGGCCTGGCCCCAGGCCGAGATCTGGTCGGTGATCGGCGGATCCCCGGTCGTCAACGGGGCCGGCCAGGCGGGGGCCCGCCTGAATATCTCCGGACTGAGCGCCGGCCAGACCATCCCTGCGGGGCGGTTCTTTTCCTTCCAGGCCGGCGGTCGTCACTATTTGCACATGACGACCCTCGCCGTGACCGCCAACGGTTCCGGCCAGGTCCAGCTGCACATTGCGCCCCTGCTGCGCGCCGCCCCGGCCAATGCCGCCGCCCTCAATTTCTCGGCCCCGGTCGTCGAGGGCCTGCTGACCGGCCCGGTCGAGTGGAGCCTGGACCGGCTGCGCTGGACCTCGACCAGCTTCACCCTGAGCGAGAACGCCTGACGTGTCGTCCCTGACCTCAGCCTTTGCGGCCGAGCTGGCGAAGCCGGCCCTGATTCTTTTCGGGGCGGTCGAGATCGTGCTCCCCGGCGCGACCGTCCGCCTCCTGGACGGGGCCGGGACCGCGAGCTTCGGCGGGCGCACCTTCGTCGGCCGGGACGCGACCTTCGGCGTCCTGGGCGGCCTGTCGGACTTTGCGGACGGGATCGAGGACCAGGCCCCCAGCCTGACCCTGACCCTGCTGCCCCCGGGCAATTCCGCCATGGCGGCCTTCGCCGCGGCCACGGCCCAGGGCTCGGCGGTCTCGATCTGGGTCGGGGCCATGGACGCGGTCACCGGCCAGGTCATCGCCGACCCCGACCTGATCTTCGTCGGCGAGACCGACGTCCCGACCCAGAAGGTCCGGGCCGGCGAGCGCGAGCTGGAGCTGACCGTTATCTCGATCTTCGACCGCTTCCTGGAGACGGATGAGGGCGAGCGGCTCAACAACGGATTCCACCAGTCCATCTGGGCCGGCGAGACCGGCCTGGAGTTCATCAGCTTCGTTCGCGACCAGCCGATCTGGGGGGCCGACGCCCCGCCGGCCGTCCTGGTGGGGACGGGGGCTTCCCCGAGCGGCGACGCCTCGCGCGGGGCCTTCGTTTGATCTCGCCCCTTCTCGCCCGCCGAAACGCCGCCCAGGCCGCGATTGACGCCTTCCTGGGCCAGCCCTTCGCCTGGGGCCAGGCCGATTGCGTCCGCCTGGCCGCGACCGTCCTGGCGCACCATGGCCGCCCGACCGACCTGAACCGGGCCGGCAAATGGCACAGCGCCCTGACAGCCCGCCGGGCCCTGAAGCGCCTCGGCTATGCCGGACTGGGCGAGGCCGTGGACGGCCAGGGCCTGCCCCGGATCGGCCACGCGTTCCACCTGGTGGGCGACCTGGTCGGCCTGCCGGCCCCGGACGGCTGGGATCTGTCCCTGGGCGTGGCGGTCGGCAATGGCCGGGTGCTGGCCTTCAACCCCTTCGACCAGCTGGGCGGCATCCTGCAGCCGGGCCCCGAAGACGTCCTCGCGTGCTGGAGGGTCGATCCATGACCACGGCCGTGGTCGTTGCGGCCAAGTGGGTCGCCCTGAAGGCCTTCGAGGTCGCGATCGCGGCGGGCGCGACTGCCGAGACGGCGGTCGCGGTCATGACCGTGGCCAAGGTGGCGGCCGAGGTGGCCATCACCGCGGCGGTCTCTGCGGCGATCACGGCGACCATGACCCCCAAGGTCGGCGGCGACTTCGGGACCCAGGTCGATTTCAAGGCCGATCCGCGCGGCCCGATCCCCTACGCCATGGGCCGGACGGCTACGGCGGGAAACATGGTCTTCGCCCAGACGGCCGGGTCAAAGAATAAATACCTGAATTACGTCACGGTTTACTCTGCCGCTGGCCCCATCGACAGTTATGAGGCCTTCCTGGTCAATGGATCGCCCGTCACCTTCGGGACGGACAGTGGCGAGGGGGCCTCGGGCTACTACCAGAACCGCATGTGGCGGCGCACCCAGCTGGGCGCACGGCCTGAGTCCGACTGGCTGCGCTGGACCGCGACCGGGACCAAGGACACGCCGGCCGACCATTCCGGCCTGCCGGCGGAGTGGAGTTCCTCGCACAAGCTCTCGGGCCTGGCGGCGGATCTCTGGGCCCTGCAGTACAATTCGACCGTCTATTCCTCGGGCCCGCCCCGGAAGCTAGCGGTCGGAAAGTGGGTCAAGGTCTACGACCCGCGCCTGGATAGCACCTATCCCGGCGGATCCGGGGCGCACCGGGCCAACAACGAGGCCACCTGGACCTGGTCGGAAAACCCTTACCTCCACGCCCTGACCTGGGTGATTGGCCGGCACGTGAACGGCGTGCGGATCCTGGGTCTGGGCGCGCCCCTGGCGGCGATCGACGTGGCGGCCTTTGTCGAGGGCGCGAACGTCGCGGCGGCCAACGGCTGGAAGCTGGGCGGGGTCGTCTATTCGACGGACGACAAGTGGGAGGTCCTGAAGGCCATCCTTCAGGCGGGCGGCGGCCGGCCCATGCGCCTGGGGGCGAAGATCAGCTGCCTGGTCTCGACGCCCCGGACGTCCCTGGCGACCCTGACCGGGGCCGACGTGGTGGGCGAGGCCCAGATCACGGGCACGCCCAGCCGGCGGACCCGGATCAACACGGTCTGGCCGAAGTACCGGGAGGAAGCCCAGGGCTGGGAAATCGTCTCGACCGACGCCGCCATCCAGGTGGCCGCGCACGTGGCCGAGGACGGCGGCAAGGTCCGCTCCCGGGAAGTCGAGTACCCCCTGGTTCAGTCGCCCGTCCAGGCGGCCCAGCTGGCCCGCTACGATATCGAGAACAGCCGGGAGTTTCAGCCGGTCGTCCTGCCCTGCCGGCCGGTCTGGATGGGCTACAAGCCCGGCGACTGCATCACTGTGAACGAGCCCGAGTTCGGGCTGGTGAACCAGAAGATGCTGATCCTGCGGCGCCAGCGCGACCCGGCGACCCTGATCACCACCCTGACCCTGGTCTCCGAGACCGACGGCAAGCATGGCTTCGCCCTGGGCTCGACCCTGTCGCCGCCGGCGACGCCGGGCCTGACCGGCTACGACCCGAACCAGTCGACCGTGGTGGCGTCCGGGACCTGGACCGCCACGGGAACCGCCCTGACCGGCCCGGACGGCTCGACCCAGCCGGCGATCGTCTTCGTCGGCGAGTGCGAGGACCCGAACGTCACGACCGTGATCGCCGAGACGCGCCTCAGCCTGGGCGGCGGGACCTTCGGCGACTGGATGAGTACGGAGCACTCGCCGCAGATCAAGCGGATCGAGGCCCGGGGCCTGCTGCCCTCCAGCGATTACCATTGCCGGATCCGCTACCGGACCGCCCTGGCGGCCGAGGGCCTGACGGGCCTCGACCTGGGGATCAAGACGACCGGGGCCCTCTCGACCTCGGTCGGCATGATCAACGGCATCACGGCCGCCCAGCTGACCGCCGATCTGGCCTATGTGGCCGAGCAGGGCCGGCGGCTGAACCAGGCGGTCCTGGAGACCTTCAACCGGCTTCAGGACGAACGGCTGGCGACCTTCCAGGCGACCCTTCACCAGGGCCAGCCGGTCAAGAAGATCCTCATCGACCAGGACACGGACTGGACAGACGGGGACCTGTCGGTCTTCCGCCGGTTCAACCTCCTGGGCGCGGTCACGGCGGACGGCGGGGCCTTTATCCTGAACGACACCACGGTCCAGGTCAGTGCGACCGAAAGCCTGGCGGACTTCCGGACGGCGGTCACCGCGGCTCAGGCCACCAACACCGCCGCGATCGCGACCGAGGCCACGGCCCGGGCCAATGCCGACAGCGCCCTGGCCTCCAGCCTCTCGACGGTCTCGACGACGGTCGCCGGCCAGACGGCCTCGATCACGACCCTGCAGACGTCTGTAAGCGGGATCTCGGCCCAGTGGGTCCTGGCCCTGAACGCCGCCGGCCGGGTCGCCGGCATCAAGGCGGCGGTCGGGGCGGGGGTCTCGATCCTGGCCTTCCAGGCCGATGAGATCGCCTTCTCGAATGGCACGGACAATTACTTCCCCCTGTCGATTGTCGGCGGGGAGGTGCGGGCAACCAACTTCCGGGTGGACAAGGTCGTCGCCGAGTCCATCGTGACGGCCTCGATCCTGGGCGGCGCGGTCACGACCCAGGTCGGGGCCGGCAATGCCCCGGGCTCGGTGATCTCGACGACCCCGCTCCAGGTGATCAGCCTGTCGATCGTCACGACTGGCGCACCCGTCCAGGTGGCCTACGACTGCCAGCTGGGCCTGTCCTCGGGCTTCACCGGCGGCTGCCGGGCGCGGATCTACCGCAATGGCGTCCTCCTGCGCGAGACCGCCCGCTCCAACATGGTGGGCCCCTACCTGGACAACCTGACCGGCCTCCTGCGCGACACCCCGGTCGCCGGCTCGCACGTCTACACGATCGAGCTGGACCGCCCCTCGGCCAACCCCGGGGTCCTGACCTCCAACGTCAATGAGATCATGCTGACCGAGCTGAAGCGATGAGGATTGCGGTCTTTGTCTCTGACCGCCTGCGCGCCGTGATCGACGGCGACGCGACCAGCCTGGCGGCGACCTTCGCCGAGTACCGCTCCGGTCCGATCCTGCGGGACCTGGGGGCCTCGCCCTTCGCCCACACGCCCTTCGGCGCCCTGGCGGGCGTGACCCTGGCCGCCTTCGACGACGCCGTCCGGGCAGGGGGCGGGGAGCCCCAGGCCCCCGACCTGGGCCCAGCCTTCATTGACCTGGCCCTTCGCCACGCGGGGATCTGATGAGCCTTACCACCACCCAGTTCGCGAACGACTACGTCAACGCCCTGGTCGCTCAGGGCGTGGTCCTGTCGAACGCGACGGCCTTCAAGGCGACCTTTGCGGACCAGCTGACCGGCTGGCTGGGAGGCGGCGACGCCATCCCCGCCGACCTGTCCTATCGCCTGACCGACGCCCTGAACCGGGTCAACGCCGAGACCGCCTCGCGGCTGGACTGGCTGACCGGCACGGCGACCGGCGGGCCCACGAGCAATGGCTATTACGTCGCGACCGCCCCGGACGGGACGACCTTCCTCTTTCCGTGCCTGGCCAAGACCCTGGCGATCCTGCAGGCGGCGGCGGGCCTGACCAACCTCTCCACGACGCGGACCTCGACGGCCATGGTCGTGGTCTCGGACACCGGCACGGACGCCACCCTTCCGGCGGCGACCGGCACCCTGGCCGGCGTCATGACCGCAGCCGACAAGACCAAGCTGGACGGCCTCACCCCGGGCGGCGGCGGCGGGTCGGGCTCGACCAATCTCAGCTTCAGCCGGACCTCGGACACGGTGACGATCGCCTCGGACACCGGGACCGACGCGGTCCTGCCGACCGCCAACGTCGACAGCGCGGGCATCATGACCGCGGCGGACAAGACCAAGCTGGACGCCATCCCGCCCGGCGGCGGCGGCGTAACGAACCTGTCTTTCAGCCGGACCTCGACGACGGTCACCATTCTGTCCGACACCGGGACCGACGCGGTCCTGCCGGTCGCCAACGTCGACAGCGCCGGGATCATGAGCGCGGCCGACAAGACCAAGCTGGACGGCCCGCCCCAGATCGCCCGGGGCTCCCTGGCGGGCCTCGCCCTGGCCAATGACGCCACCTTCCCGAACACCCATGTGACGATCGCGACGGGCCAGGCCAGGTCCAGCACGGACGCCTTCGACCTTCGGCTGACGACCGGCCTGGTGAAGCGCCTCGACCAGGCCTGGGCGGCCGGCACCGGCAACGGCGCCCTGGATACCGGCTCGGTCGCGGCAAACACGGGCTACCACGTCTACCTGATCCGCCGGACCTCGGACGGGGTTCTCGACGTCCTGATGAGCACGTCGGCGACAAATCCGACCCTGCCCTCGGGCTACGGCGCCTTCCGCCGCCTGGGCGCGGTCCTGACCGACGCCAGCGCCTACATCCGCAAGTTCACCCAGCACGGCGACTATTTCGAGCTGCACACCCGCACGGCCGACTTCGCCGGCGTGGCCAACGGCGCGGGCCCCTACCTGCGCCAGATGGTCTGCCCGAAGGGCGTCCCGCTGAAGCTGCGGGTCTTTTACCAGAGCACCGCCTCGACGGTGTCGGGAAGCGCCCAGATCGTCTTCTCAGGGGTCTTCGATCCCGCCCTGGGCGCGCCGCAGCTGGCGACGCTCAAGCGCGCGCAGATCCGGCGGGAAATCTTCCTCAATGCCAGTAGCCAGCAAGCCGCCTATGCGATCTTCGACGGCGACGTCTGGTGCGACAGTAATGGTCAGGTCTACACCCACTCCGATAGCTCGACGGACCAGATCGCCCTGGGCCTCTACGGCTGGACCGATGACCGGGGCCAGTATCAGTGATTGAGCGGCCGATCGGGATCGCCTGTTTCGGGACGTCCCTGACCACGGGGCGGCTTTCCGGGGGCTGGCCCATCAAGCTCCAGAACAAGCTGAACGGCGTCTCCCGCCGGCGGGTGATCTGCTACGACGTGGGGCAGGGGAGCCAGACCTCGAGCTGGGGCGTGGCCAATATCGACCGGCCCCGCAATCACCGGCCGGACGTCTGCCTGATCGAGTTTTCGATCAATGACGCGGTCACGGCGAACGGGATCTCGATCGCCCAGGCGACCGCGAACCTGCAGTCGATCGTCAACGCCCTGCGGGCGGTCAACGCGAACGTCCTGATCTACCTCATGACCATGAACGGCTGCCCGGACCTGACCCTGCGGCCCAACCTGGAAAACTATTACGAGAACGACCGGGTCTTCGCCGCGGCCAATGGCTGCGGCCTGATCGATATCCGCCCGGTCTGGGGAACCCCCAACTACACCGACACCCCGGACGGCCTTCACCCCTCCGAGGCGGCAGTCGACGCAAAGCTCCTGCCGACCGTCTTCGCCGTCCTGGCCCCGATCGTGGCGGCCGTGACGATCCCGACGACGCCCCCGGCCCAGCCGCCGAACCCGATCAGCGTCTCGCCCAGCTCAGGCCCGCCCGCTGGGGGGACGACGATCACAATCTCCGGGACCCAGCTGGGTGGGACCACCAGCGTGACGGTCGGCGGCGTGGCCGCCACCAGCGTGACCGTGGTCAACTCGACCACGGTGACCTGTGTCACCCCGGCCGGGAGCGGGGCCGGGAAGAGCGTGGTCGTGACCAATGCGGCCGGGAGTGCGACCGTCGCGGCGGCGTTCAGTTATTCGTCCTTCAGCTCGAGCGTGAGTTTCGTCAGCGGCGGCAACGGGGCCTTCTCGGGCTCGACATTCGTCTTCACCCCCACCAGCCTGGCGGCCGGGGACCAGATGTTCGTGGTCGCCGACGGCGTGAGCGCGACCGACGTGACCGGCGGCTCGGGCGGGACCTGGACCCGGCTGACCCAGGTCAACGTCGGGGGCTTTACCACCACCCTTTTCCATCGCCAGCTGGCCGCGGGCGACGTCGGCGCGACCTTTACCATCACCGGCGGGTCCAGCACCGGCCCGGCGGAGTGGGTCGTCTATCGCGGCGTGGCCTCTGTCGGGTCGCCCCAGACCCAGGTCTCGGCGGCGAACGCCTCCACCCTGGACTTCACGGCCCCGAGCGTGTCCGTTTCTTCAAGCCGGTTCCTGGCTGTGATCAGCGAACACGGCTCGGCCTCGGGGGGCGCCTGGACCGCGCCGGCCAACTGGACGGCCCGGGTCTCCTGGAGCCAGTACGGGCCCAAGTGGCTGGGAGACATCCAGTCGTCGGTCTATCCGGGCGGCGGGATTACCTTCACGACCTCGGTCACCCAGTCTCAGGGCCAGGTCGGCTGGCTCTTTGAGCTGATCGGGACCTGACCCCCGCCCTGACTCTGCCGGACCTGGCCCAGGCCCCGGCCCGCAACATCCCCTTCGACCTGGAGCCTTTCTAGGCATGGCGAACCAAACCATCACCACCGCCGTCAACTATGACGCCGCCTCCATCGGGGGGCTGCTCGATGGCGAGAGCATCACGATCAACGGCGGGTCGCTGACGATTGACGCGGACACGCGCTGGAACCAGCAGAACGCGGACTTCGGCATTGTCACGCTATCCTCGACGCTGGGCGGGTCGCTGCTGATCGACGGCACGAAGGTATGGGAGGTGCCGTTCAGCGGCTCGACGGGCAATGTCCCGACGCAGGCGGCGCTTGGCAGTAACGGCGTCACGGGCGGCACCAGTGGGGCGACGGGCGAGCTGACCCGCGTGTGGGCGTCAGGATCGTTCGACCCCGCCACGGCGGGCGGTGCCATGCCTGCGACGGGCTACATCAAGCTGAGGAGCAAGACCGGCAACTTCCAGGCGGGCGAGACGATTACCCTGCCGGGTGGCGCGACTATCGTTGCCACCAACGCGGGAAAGCGCGGCGCAATTCAGGTCACTGCCCGCACCGTTGGCACCACAAGCGTGTCTATGGCGGTGCCGCGCCTGTCTTCCTGCATCGTGAACGGCGACTGGTATGATCTCGGCACCACGAACGGCGCGGATAACCAGACCTTCACGCTGCCAGTTCGCGAAGAATTGGGTGGCATCCAGATTGAGACTGCGCCGGGCTCGGGCGTCTACGAGTGGTATTCGAACGCTGGCGACATTTGGAACGGGCATCACTACGTCAATGAAGCCCTGACCGCCACCAATGCGACCCTGACCCGAAATGCCGTTTCGGCGTTTCCCTATCCGGCGGCGGAGCGCCTGCGGGAAACCGCAGTGGCGGGTGTGCATGCCGCCTCGTTTGCCCTGAGCGGATACAACACGGCCTTCCCCGCTGGCACCTATACTTTCTCGGCCATCCTCAAGCGTGAGACGCGGCAATGGGCCGTGGTTCAGTTCGCGGCGAATGGCAGTGCCGACCGCTTCGGCGTGCTGGTGGACCTAGACGCGGGCACACTGAGCGCAATCCCCAACGTCGGAAGCCCGACCGGGACA